CTCTTCCATAAAGCAGGGTAACCGTCTATACTGTCACTGCGATAGACTGGTCTAGGACTCCACGCCTTTATTTCAAAGCGCTGAAGAGACCGATTCCATCTTTCGACAGACCGGTAGCCTAGATAAGATACCCTTCCAAGTGCAGGACTTTCATCAGAAACATAGGGCAAAGGCCCTAGGATTCGCTCGCATGAGTGCCACATGAGCTGGGCAGTACGCCAATAGCCTCTTTTATAAAAGAGGTTTGCCGTCTTGACCCACGATATCAGTTCATGAACTTGGCGCCTGTTCTTAGGACATTGCGTACCGATGTACAAGGGTGTTACATCCTCGCCATCGTACGCGTCTACTCCACAAGATTCCCGGAATTTACCGGAAATAAAAGTCTTGGAAGTATTTACCTTGCAATTGTATTTTTGCAGGTATACAAGAACAGCCATCGCATATGTGGTGGGGACAACAATGTCGTCACCATACACATAAACATCACCAGCAACAATCGAAACGTTGCTGGGTGTTATTGGGAGATTCTGTGCCCACAGTAGAGCCGCTACACATATCGTGTAGAAATACATCGACTCTACAGGGAAACAGAGAGCACTTCCCATCGATGCGAACTTGCGTAATGGATCAATAATAGATCCATCTGGCATTTTCGCTCGTGTCGAACGACATGAATCGATCGCATCCTGAAGATCAGGATTTGCTCGAAACATCTCCATTGCAAGATCGCGCGGAACGCGGTCACTCGCATCAGAGAGATCAATCGTTGCAAATTGACCAGTCTTCGAAGCGGTCAAAGCCAGCTTCTGGTTCACAGATTGATCACGAAAATTAACGTGACCTTTTGTGAGTTCAGTAGATTCGATACGGGCATATAATGCCCGTCGAATAGCCTGTTGAGCATATTGCATGCAGACAGGTTCTATAGCAATGATCCGGGGACCTTTAAGGGTTTTCGGAACAGTAACTACCCTAACAGGTAGTTCCTGATCTGGCTGAATGATCGTTACTAACTTGAACACCTCATCTTCTTCAGCGCCTATATTATAGGCGCTTCCGATTATGGGGAAATATGGTTCAAGACGATCATGCCAATTTCGCCAAACATATTTCTGGTTTCCCATAATATGCTCGGCAGTAGTACCGGGACCGTGCCGAGGAGATAATTCACTAACGCATAAATTGCGTAGCTGATTATCCCAGAGCACAGAAGATACAAGTCGAAATTCGTCTTGGTCTTCTTTCGGTACGGAAAACGTCTCGAAGGATTGTTCAATTGAAACAAAGTTTTCAAGCGTTCGGGCAACCCTTTCGGATGTGCACGGAAGCTCAATTTTCTTGAAGGCGAGGCAAATTTGCCTAAGCGCCCCAATAACAACTGAGGCTTCACCTGAATATTTGGTACTTTGTGTATCATATATTCTCCCATTCTCTTGACTAAAGATAAGACTGGTCATACCTCGCAAAAACGCGGGGATTGACCCTAACTTTCGAAAGCTTCGGAAGCTAGTTGAGTCTATTTGTCCCAATTGCAGAGCTCTTTCGAGATCTCTAGCAAAAGTTGGGAGTGTAATCGTTAAAAACGATACACCTTCTTCTTTAGTCCGTGATCTGATAGTTTCTAGATCACGTAAATCAGAGACATCAGCGATGCATTTTGCACAGGCATCTTGATAGATGCTTGTGACTAACTCTAGGTGATCACTTACGTTGCTTTTCACTATTCCTCCTTAGTTAGGGGGTGTATAGTCAAGCCACGTCATACCCACCTTATATGCGCTCCTCAATTACGAGGAAGATAAACCAAATAGGTTATCTATCAAACATATAAGCAAAAAGTTACGACTAAGAGGCACCAAAAACACGAGATCCGGGACTTCGTATTCCCGTATCTAAGGTGCCTCCAAACGACCAGAAGGCCTCTTTAAAGGGTAGGATTTATGATTCCTGCCCAAAGAGTTTTCCTATCATGGTCGAGTCTAACCAGGTCTTAAGACCGGTTATAAGCTGATCTACTTGTGTAGATGAAAAGCCCACTTCTGGGCGATCAATCACAAAGTAGAAACCAAGTGTCTCCCAATCATTGACAGAAGTGAGTGGGTCCGGCACAATGGCTCGTTGGTCTATTCGCACCATTGATCTAACACGAGTGTTAGATTTTTGGTGGGAAACTTTCAATTTGAAAGTTTCATCAGAATTTTGGTAAGTGGCCGATTGGCCATCCATCAAAACCCGAGGCATAGATTTAGCGACAGCATTAACTGTAACTATTTGTGGGTCTGTAAGCATGAGTGGTTGATCTCCATCAAGTTGTTTTGGATATTAACTACATGCACCGGCGTATCTTCCAGATACTTCCGGGATCTAAGGCATATAGTAGATAGATCTGAGTCACCTTCGGGAAATCCCTAAGGCGGCAAGGATCGCTATTTGCCTGGCCGATAACGGCACAGGGTTAAACTGAAAAGCAGTACTACCTCCTTGACGTCTTTTGGACTCACAACTGTGAGTATACCAAACGAGGTCTTTCTTGCCATCGGAAGTCATAAATTGTGAGCGAAGCTCATATCTACGACGATGATGATGCATGAGGTACATGTACTTGGAAACGACTGCATCGGTGGCCCAATCTTCGGCTTGCTGAATTAGCCCGCCAAGGTTTGTAAACCAGTCGATGCACCATGACCATGGAGTTGCTTGATAAAGAACACTCGGAGACACATAGGCGCCGTACAAAAGAAGATTCCGATGTACAGCTCCCATTGGCGATTTCGCCAGTTCCGTAGTGTCATCAAACGCTGGTCTGTAATACTTAAACACCCCCTCATACCATACCTGCACATAATGTTGCAGAGTTATAGTATATCGGTAAGGTGCTTGAGTGATTCCATATAACTCACCCGAACTATCCGGAGAACATCCGGCAATGTCCGTGCGAGTATATAGTAATTCTTCAGACTCAACGATTTTGTCAGCGCGGTACCTTCTTGTCCATTGTCCATTGTCCTTTTTAATTTGGGCCATGTACTTTTGGGAATTATCATATGCGTCAATAATTTGACCCATATCTTTCAAGAAGGGCTTCCAGCCAAACTGGTATAAGAGAAAGTTGTTTGCCACCTTTTTGGGTGACATTCGAATGCCTTTAAGGTTGCCTCCCATTCCCTTCCAAATAGAAGAGAATTCATGGGAGCTGTCTTTCAACATTCGGGGTAGCTCTTTCATTTCTGCAAGAGTTAACCCAACATTCGCTTTCTCCGGATGCGGCCTAAGACGAGCATAAGCCGCCGCGCCGAGAGATGCCAAATCAGGTAATAGGGTCGGGTTTATGGTATTGATTAAGAGTGTATAATAATCACTCTCATTCAAACTATCAAAACCAGGTATCCATAGAGGGTCACAAAAACCTCCTATGTACTTGTTTCTGAAAGATCCACCCCCAGATATAACGTCGGTCCAATATGAACCGGCGCCCTGGACCTGAAATTGAGGAAACTTAATCTTGATATTCGCGAAGTCACCACCAGTTTTGAACGGAGGACCAGGATGATTATCATCCCAAGTCGTCTCACGTTCAGCTGGATACACTGAGGACTCTGACCAAACGTCAGCATGGCCCAGTGAAGCGCCGGTGAGAACATCCATTACATGGCGTTCTCCCGCTTTGACCCTCCCTCCCGGGGGGATCGCGCTG